GGCAAACGTCCCCGAGGTGCTGGAAAGAATCAACCTGCCAGTTGCGCCCGACCACGATGTGCCGTTTTCAACGACAACGCGGGCTACGACACCCGTGGCCCCGCTTGTTTGCCCAGTGACCGTGTCTCCTTCGGCGATAGCTGTGCCTGTTCCACTATTGAACGCAAGCTCAAAGCCCAATGCAACTGCCGCCCACCCGCCACTTGTGGCCTTGAACATCGCCGCGCTGGCGCCGCCCACCGCGTTGCGCCAGGCGTAGACGTCACCCTTGTAAATGGCCACGCCCAAGACATTGCCAGCGCCCGGCACAGCCTGAATGCTAGTGCGGTACTCGTCGGCCGCAAGGTTGCGGTACTGAGCATCGGTCAGGCCGTCAGCACTCACCCCCTGCAGCTCAGTGATCGTGCCCACCTGCACGGCAGACACCGACACGCCCTCTTGCGCAACAAAGGTCCCCGTCTGGCGGGTGACGACGACCGCGCCTCCGCTGACTGCGAGCACCTTGCCGGTGGCCGCGGACGTCATGCCGACGATCGTGTTGCCCACCGACACCGAGCCGGTCAGGTTGCAGTTCAGGATGTTGTAGAGGGCGGCCGACGGTTTGGCGCGGCCGTCAAAACGCTCGTAGCCGGCGATGCGGGTGTAGCCGCCGCTGACGTTGCACTCGAAGTTGGCGGCCTTGCGCGCGAAGCCTGGCGGCAGGGTCAGCGTCGGCGTGACCTGGTCCAGGCCCCCTGCGAGGCGGATCAGGTCGTACTGAACGCGAGGGAGTTGAGCCTGAGCCATGGTGAAGACTTAGGCCAGGGGGTTCCCCAGGTACAGCTCAGGGAGCTGCTCCCGCTCGAGCTGATTGCGCAGCCTCGAGAACTGCGTAGTGCCGCGCTGCAGCACCTCAGGCGCGGCCTCGTACAGACCGTAGTACTCCATGGCCTTGTAGACGATCGCCAGGTGCAGGTGAGTCGGCAGGGCCGGTGTGTCGGTGTTCGCAGTCATGGACACCGGCAGGATCTGGTACTCGCCGCTGATCTGGTAGACGTCGTCTGGGATCTGGCCGAGCATGACCTTCTTGTCGTTGGGCATGATCGCGAAGACCACCGGCCGGCCGTTGACCTGCACGTTGAAGCGGTAGGTGTTGCGGAAGACCTGGTACTCCCACTCCACCAGCCACTGCTCGTCCTGCACCCCAATGCTCTTCTTCTGGCAACGGAAGGTGTCCTTCCACCAGTACCGAAGGTCGGTCATCGGGTTGCCCGTAACCGTGTTGGTCACGCTGTTCGGATCGTAGTTGCCAGTGCTGGCTACGGTCTCGAAGGTGAACGGCTCGCGCATCCAGTTCCAGTTGTCGTGCATGCCCTGGATCTCGACCCAAGCGTCGTTGGTCCAGTTCACCAGCTTGGCGTACATGCCAGTCTGGCCGGTGACCGACGCCGGGCCGCCACCAGTCACGCCGCACTCGACGGCCAGACGTTGCGCGAGCTGCAGGTAGTTCATCTATCAGACCGGCTGCGACAAAATCTTCTTGAGCCAAGGCACGCCCATCCGAGGGTTCGGGTCGTGCATGACTTGGAAGGGGTAAGTCAAAGACAGCACGTTCTCCTCTTGGAAGCCCATGCTGCCGTCTGGCGCAACGATCTTGCGCTGGCGCACACGCGACTGCTTGGCGTTGGCCAGCACAGCAATGTGATACCTGCGCAGCTTGGCGGTATCGCCTCGGACCACCATGCGGTAGTCGCCGTTGACGTTGACCTCGACGAAGCTGGGCTCGTTCTCGTTGCCCGGCTCGTTGAAGTGAACCTCGAGCTCGTCGCGCATGAACGACTCTTCGTCGATCTGGTCGGTGCGGATGACACGATCGGTGTCGATCTCGACCCCGCCTGGCGCTGAGGCCTCGGCCGCGGGCGTGACCCGGTTGACGATGTCCACGTCCTCGGACGCGACTGATCGATTGCGCTCGTAGCTGTTGACGGTGCGACTGGTCATGGTGAAGTCTCCTGGTGTTCAAGGGTGGGGGCCACCCGAAGGTGACCCCCTGCCGACTTAGGCAGTCAGCGGGTTGGCCGGCACGGTGGCCAGGTTGTAGAACGTGTCCGTCACACCGGATGCCGACAGGTCGGTCGAACCGGGAGTGAAGGTCGTGCCAGCCGTCAGCGCGATGCGCAGAGCAGCGACCGGGCACACGCCGTTGGGCGAGTCGGGGAACATCAGCGCCACGCGGCCAGCAGCCAGCTCGGCAGAGTCCACGATCGGGCCCGGGACTATCGACACAGCGCCGCTCGTGTCCAGGCAGATCAGGTAGTTCCGCGTAGAGCCGTTGACGCCACCCGTGAAGCCGCCGTTGACGCTTTGGATACCGCCGGCAGCCGCCTGGTAAACCGACGGGCCGCTATAGCTGATCGCGATGTTGTCGGTCGCGCTCTTGCTGTAGAAACGGCCGTCGATCACGAAGGTGACCGTCGAGGCGTTCTGGATGGTGTTGGCGTTGGTGCCTTCGGCCCAGCCGCCACTCGAGAGACCGGCGGTAAAGCCGGCAGACAGGGAGAGATTGTCAGACATGGTGAAGTTCCTTTCAGTCGATGACGAACGTGGCCACGGTGGCCGCGTAGTTCGTGTCGGTGACGCCGCCGTCGGCGTCCAGCTTGGCCGCTACGGCCTGCAGGGCGTCGACCACGGCCGCCAGCAGGATCGCCAGCTCTTGACGATCGCCGGGGCCAGCGAGGGCGTTGACACGTTGCTTGACAGATTCGATGGGCATATCGGTTCCTTTCGGTTCGCTAGGGCTTTCGCCCTAGCGTGTCATCACAGAGCCGAGCAGGCCGCTTCGATGCGGACCATCCAGTTCTCGTTCAGCCGCACCGCGTTCTTGTAGAAGTTGGCGCCGACGTAACCGAACTGGCCCATCGGGTTGGCGTGCGTGATCTGCTTTGCAGGCAAGTAGATCGGCTGGATCGCGCCCATGCCCTTCAGAGCGACTTGGCCCCAGGCTTCCTGAGCCACCACCATGATGGGGTAGACGTCAGCCGTGGTGCCGGAGGTGCCACCGTTGGACAGGAAGGTGCCCGCAGTGATCGTGCCGCCGCCAGCCAGGAACGGCTTGAAGTACGGCGAGGTGATGATGCGGAAGCGCTCGACCGTGCCAACCTCACGCTCATGGACCGGCTTCTGCTGACCGTAACGAGCCACCGGCACGAAGTTAGTCAGGTTACGGAAGTCGGCTTCCATGTCAGTGTGGATGAACACCAGGTAGCCAGGCTCGACGGCGGTCGTGCCGAAGTTGACCGAAGAGGCCAGCTTCTCGGTCACGAGCTGAGCGTGCGCAGCCTCGAGCTGACGGGCAGCCTGACGCAGCTTGTTCAGCGTGATGCCGGTGTTCACCGACGTGCGGGCCGAGCCGTTGGCGTACACGACGTTCGTGCCACCGCGGACCACACCGTAGGAGATCAGCTCCTCGATGCTGGCCATGTGCTCGCCAACCAGCTTGACCATGTCGCCGGGGATGTCATCCTCGTACATGGACTCAGCCTTGGAGCTGAGCTTCATCAGCACGCCGTACTGCTGCACGGTCACCTGCACGTCCTGGTAGGCGATGGTGCGAGCACCAGGGGTCACGCCTTCTTGCAGCAGGTAGTTGCTGGCGGTGATGCTCGGAGCACCATTGGAGCCGGCGTCGATCGGCAGGGCGCGACGGAACACGACCGTGTCGGTCTTGTTCTGGGGGATCTGCTTTTGCGAGCCGAAGGTGCTCAGCACCTTGATGGGCATGGCGTGCTTGAGCATCTCGCGCTCCGCCATGATGAGGTTCCGGGAAGGAACAAGGGAATAGGTCTGCATGATGGGTTACCTTTTCTGTCGATCAAGTTCGTCCAGGTAGCGCCAGTACTCCTCGGGCGTCATGTCCTCCACGGCCTTCTGGCGCACGTTGGCACCAGACCGCCCCGAAGGGATCGCCGCAGCAGAGTTCAGGCGCTGCGTTCTTTGGTTCGAGGCTGAGCTCGTTGCGTCGGTGTGCAGGTCCAGCAGGCGCACAGCGTCTTGCGGGCTTTCGCTCGCCGCAAGCATCTGAACTTCCCGCGGCTGACGCTGCAGCCATCCCATGAACTCAGTCGTCCGTACTCGGTCTTGCCAACCAGGATGTCGAACCTCGACTGCCATCTCTGATCGCAGGCGGGAGATCTCTTGCGGGGTCACCCCCGCTTGAACTGGTTGCTGTTGCTGCGCCAGGCGCTGCTCCAGCGAACTCAGCCGCTCGTTCAGAGCGGACTCCATCGCCTCCGCGAACTCAGGGTAGTCCGACTTCAGCCTGGCCATCGCCTCGGGGTTGCGCTGCGCGTCGCGAATTTCCGTCGCGGTGGGCGCGTCGCCCCCCTTTGAGGAGACCTGCTGTGCCGTTTGAAGCTGCTGCTTCAGTTGACTACCGAGTCCACCGATGTGGCCTTCGGCATTCCTCAGACGCTGAGTGACCTGAGACAGCATCGTCTCAAGGCCGGAGATCTTGTCCAGCAGAGCCTGGTCACCCGTTGGCGCGGCGTCACCACCCTTGGTTGCGTCGGCCGTATCAGCAGTGTGATTTCCGGCGGGCGCGGGGGAGGTGGATGCGGGAGCGAGTGCGTCGTCTGCAGGAGGCTCAGCATCAGCACCCGGCGCGCGGCCGGACTCTTCTGCGTCGAGCTGTTCCCAGATCTTCTTGGCGTCTTCCTGACTGGTCGTTCCTTGTACTTGCATTTTGATGTCGTCTCACTTCGGTGAAGGTCACTGTGGACCTTGTTCGTCGACGCCGGCTAATTCGTCGGGGTCGACTGCTGGACTCAGGCTGGCTCTTTCGGCCAGGCTGAGAATGCGCTTGACTTCGCTGATCCCACCGCGGATCAGCGCTGTCTTTTCCGGGCCGAAGGACGGTGAGTCGTTCAGCTCACGCAGCTCCTCGAGGCGCTCCTCAAGGGTCTGCGTCAGCCGCTTCCATGTCTGTGACCGGAAGTCCTCTGCCTTCAACAATCGGGGCCCCAAAGAAAAAACGGCGCCCGTTGCGGGGCGCCGTATGAAGATGGCATCTGACATGGGCAGCAATCGCGAAGACACTGACCCGGGGCGGAATATAGCATTGTGATTGCCCGGGCGCAAGGGGGCTCACCGGCCCATCAGGCGACCCATGTTGACAATGAAGCCGCCAGGCGGGGGAGGCTGCGGCGCCGGGGGCGGCGGGGGCGCAAGAGGCTTGCCAAAGTACTGGCCGAAGAAGTTGCCAGGGTACTGGCCTTGATAGCCCATTCAGTCCTCACGTTGGATCTACCGAGGTGACGTTGCGAGAGCCTGAAGTGTAGGTGGCCTCCACCCGGTCCACGGTGCCGTCTTGAGACTTGAAGACCATGGTTGAACCCTC